CTCTAAGATACTTAAAATTAGTTTTAAAGTATTATTAGCACTTCCAGAAATTACAATAGAGTCATTTGTTTCTAACACTAATTTTCCATCTAAAGGAATAAAAGCGTCATTCACAGGAACTGTTCCTTGTTTTATGATTTCAGTGCTAGTGGTGCTTCTTTTATGCGACATAGTTACAGTCGCATCACTTGCTCCAATATTTGTAATATGGGCATATAAAATAATTGAGGTATAACCGGTGGGAGCAGTATATGCGGTCTGCTCCGAGGTTGTTACCACCAAAGTTTCAGTTTGAAATCTATTAAGTGCTAATTGTGCCATATTAACTTAGTGCTAAAATAAAGGGTGTCATTTCTGAGAATAAACTTCTTGTAAAAGCTCTACCACTAATTGTACCAGTGTTTTGATTTATTTGTAGACCATTTCCAATTCTAAAGTTTCCAGACTGATCTGTGCTTGTGTAAATTACAATTCCACCACCAGTTTCTACAACTTCATTTTCTTGAATTGGAACACCTCCTCTCAGTGGTGTTGCTGTAGTAATATCATTACCTGACCCAACATATTCAAAAGTGTGTGAACTAGCACTAATTCTACTTACTTGGTAGAAATATGCAGTTGTTCCAATACCAATAGTATTATTTAAATTTTCATCTAATGTTAAAGTGGTAATTCCAGCAGTTACTGGAGTTGAACTATTTATTGTGTAGTATATTGGGGAAACATTCGCTGTTGCAGTTGCAGTTACTCCACTATCTGGCGCAGAAATTGTTATCGTTGGAGCAGAAGAATATTGATTACCACTTGATATGATTGTTATGGAATCAACAGAACTTCCATTTAAAGTTGCAAATGCAGTTGCTGTTTGCCCATTTGGTCCATCTGGTGCCGAAATAGTCACTGATGGTGTAGTTAGGTATCCACTTCCACCATTAGTTACTGATATCGATTCAACAGTGTAATACAATCTATCAAAAAATACTACTTGACCATCATATGGTCTTGTAGAGGTTGATATTGCAACAGTCACTGTATCTTGAGAAGCTGCTGCTGTAGCAGTTACAATACCACTAAACTGCAAATCTCCAGTTCCGTTTGCAACTAATCCATAAGTTCCAAAAGAAGTATTGCTGTTTGTCAGAGAACACTGTGCTCCCTTATGGCAACTGATACCAACATCACAGCAAATAGTAAATACACTAACAAGTTGTGCATATCCACTATTTGTTATTGCAACACCAACTCCCCCTTGATTATATTGTGTATAACTATCGCAAACAATAGATTTCAGTCCTTCTGCTTGATTGCCATCAATACGTAAACCAGTTCCAGTTGTTGTATTGCTGGTACAGTTTTGGATATATGGACTTTCCCATTTACCTCCGCCAACATTTGTTGCTATTTCTGATGTTGGAAATCCAATAGCTGCAGCGGGAGCAATATGATTTGTGAAAGTCATGTTAGAAATATAACATCCCTTTCTCACATGAAAAATGTCTTTGTCCGCATTATTTGGGCTTACTGTTACTGTTTTTAAGTCGTCTCCTACTATAGATACAAAAGCTGGTACTTCTATTGGATTATTTTCCAAGTAATTTCCAGCCAAAACTTTGATCCTAGTTCCAGTAACTGCAACTCCTACAGCAGCGGAAATAGTTAAAAATGCATTATCAATAGAAGTTCCATTATTAGAATCATTACCATCTTTTGCAACGTATATTACATTCGGTGCCGAGTTGATACCAGACGCACTCCCACTAATGGTAATGTTGTCACCAAGGAAAATGTTGGAATTTGTAATTGTAACAATACCTGAGGTGATTGTATTTGTACTACCATCGATGGTTACAGACCCTCTACCTACTGTTAGAATGCCAATTATTCTTGCACTTCCATCTACTAGAAGCGCAGTAGATCCTACACCAACAGTAACTGTACCAATACCATTTGATGCTCCAAAAGTTGCAATACCAGTTTGATAAAGATTGCTGTTTATCTTAATATCACTATTAAAAGTGGAAATTCCAGTTACATCTAAACCAGAGTTAAGTATTTTGATACCATCTCTTGCTGTTATGATTCCAATAGAATCTACGTTAGTAACATCTTCATAAGTTATTGTTCCAGCAACTGAAATGTTCCCACTAAAGAAACCACTTCCTTCAACATATAATGCATAGTCTGCTCTAGCAGTTGTTGCAATACCAACATTTTTTGTTGTATGAATACCTGCTGTTGTCGCTGCCCATGTTCCGCCAGCACCGGCAGAAATGCTAATATCAACAACATCTCCATTAACAGAAAATGTATTTCCAAGACCAATAAAGTTCAGAACTCTTACATTATCCTTAATTAAAGTTCCCGCTGACTGTATTCCAATATTTCCACCAATTGCAGTGCTTGCAATACCAACCCATCTCGAATTTGATTGGTCATAAATCAGTAATTGCCTATCACCTGTAGTTTGGTCAAATGAAACATCGTCTAGGTCTTTGATAAAACCGGCACCACCACCTCCAATAGAAGCTAGTTGAATTTGAACTCTATTGATAAACTGTCGATAGTGATTTGATAGGTCATCAAAAGTTACAAATTTTTTATCTAAAGGAGTTAGTGGATCTGAAGTTTTAGTGTCTGGAGTTCCAGTTAATAAAGAACCACCCTCCTTTAAAAGAGTTTTTTCATTAAAAGATTCTAATATAGATTCTAGATGTTCTATTTTTTGCGTAATCTTTTTATTACTCTTTTCAATTACGTCTAATTGAATTTTTGATAAAGTGTCTTGAAGAGACTCTTTTATGTCTTTAATATGACTTTCATTTCTATAAAAATTAACTTCAATATCTTTAACTTTTTCTAATATAGAAGATTCAAATTCATTTACCTTAGTATTAACAACATCGTGATAATATGAGGTTTTTGAATCTATATTTTCTTTAATTGCAAAAAATTCATCTGATACTGAGTTTTCTAAATTCAGTACTTTTTGAGAAATTTCCTCAATTTCATTAGAATATTCTTCTAATTTTTTACTTTCATATAGTTCTCTATTTTTAAAATCTCTGTAAAGATTATCGTAAGTCTTTGATAAAGAGGATATTTCTTCTTTAGACTCATTTATAAATTGTTCAATCTGTAGAATATTAGTTTCTAGTGTTTGATTTGAAACTTCATTATTTTTCTCTACAGATTCTTTTAGAACATCAAAAGATTGAGTAATAAGTTCAATATTTTTATCTAAATCACTAGATACGACTTTTATTCTATCTTCAGTGTTTAACTTAAATTCTACTAAAGTATTTTTAAATTTTGGTATTTCTGAATTAATAAATTGATTTAAGTTTTCTTCTATCTCATTAACTCTAGAAACATAATCAGTTTCAAAAGATTTTGAATATTCTTGAATTCTATTTTCTGTTTCTAATAATCTTTGCTCTGTTTTTAATTCAGTTTCTGCAAATATTTTTTTATACTTTGGTAACTCTTTCTCCAGAACAAAATCAATCTTATCTTCTACAGAAGATATCTCATCCTTTACAGAAGATAGACTTTGCTCATTAATACCATTAAGATTTTTCGCTATATTTTCTAATTTCTTAGAAATTTTTTCATTCAAATCTTGTACTTCTAAATCAATAGACTCTTTGTACGATGAGAATCTACTGTCAATTCTAGTTTCAGATTCTGTAACTAATTTTTTGTATAGTGGAACTTCATTTGATACAAAATTAGTTACTAAATTTGATAATGTATCAAATTCTTCTTTTACTGAAAGTAAAGTCTTTGAATTTAAAGATTTAATTTTACTTTGAGTTTTTTTTAAAGACTCTTCGACAAAGAAGAGTTGTGACATGATAACTTCATCAAGATCTTCCTTTTTAACTAGATCTTGAATTTCGGATTCTATCTGCTCTACTACTTCTGTTAAAGAATTTACCTTTTCTAAACCTACTTTAAAACTATCAATCGTTTCAGTAAAATTTGATAGTTTTTGTATTTGATTTAAGTTTGTTTTAAATGTATCGTATGCTTCTGATATTGTTTCTAAACTTTCCGGCGCAGCATTAATCAACTCCTCTTTTGCAATATCAAGAGAACTTTTTTTATTCTTATCGTCAAAAAACTCCGAAGGCTTTCTTAGTGGCACCTATTATTGCTCCATTGTCCAAGCTATAGATGTATTTATTTTAGAATAAAATCAGTCGTTTTTCAAATCTTGATTCTTAAGTAATTTTGCTAACTCTGCTGTAGAACCAACAAATAATGCATTTGTGACATTCGTTGGTCCTTTAGATTTATCTTCTTCAACATCTTTCAATTTCTTTTGTAGATCCATCAACTTATCTGTTGCATCAGCAACGTTTTTAATCAACTGACCAGCAACTTCATATGCTCTTGGCATTTCACTTTCCTGTGCCAGTTCTAAAATACCATTAATTGCTTCCTGTCCCTTTTCTATTAAACTGTACAAATTTCCTCTAGTATATTCATAATCTTTTTTGATATCTTCAACAGAAGATTTCATAGATTCAATTTTTTGCAAATTTGAATCAGTTTCTTTTGAAACTATTTCACTTTCTACATTAAAAGTATTATCCAGTTCTTCAAACTTTTTTGTCATTTTCATCCTATCGAACCACTAAATCCAAAATCATCACCTTCTTCAATAAGCGCATTATCTGCAGTTGTTATTGATTTGACACTTTCTCCTCTCAAATGAGAAGTCACTGTAGTACCATCCTGCCCTCTCTTAACAGTTAGTGTGTTATTAGATTTTAATGTTACATAAACTTCTTCACCACCAATATCTAAGTAAGTTTTTGTCGAAATCGAAGAAGCATCTTCTACAGTAATCAAAGTATCTGTTGTAGTGACATCACTTGATAATGTTGTAAGAACAATACCTGTATAATTTTTGATAGCTCTTGGTGATGAAGTATATACAATTTCTCTTGTTGTATTTGATGTATCTGTTCCCGTGAGATAACTGATTTTTGCAGTTTTGACAATATCTTTGGTTGCACTGGAAACAGGACCAAATAGATATGTTTTTGCGGTAAATCTTAAAGTATAAAGTAAAACACGCCTGGAGGTGAAATCACCTTCATAATCGTCTTGAAAGGTTACATTTTCTAAAATGATTGGTATATCTCTTTTTTCATTAATTGAATCTAATAGTTCAACTGTTAGATTAAATGATGGTTGAAAATATGGTAAAATTTGCTCAACAATTTGTAAAGCATCATCATTTAACTTAGCCATAATACTAAGTTCAAACTGCATATTATAAGGAACTGGCATATATGCCTTTTTAGTTTCTGATCCATTATTTGGATCTTTTACTGTAAAAGTTTGGGTGGTTGTAACCTTTCTAGATGGATCGTATGTTAAACCAGTAAATTCAAATGACATTCTTGGTAATGTCATAGCAACCGATTTATTCAAATCTGGTGATTGATTCAACCTTGCCAGAAATTTTTGAGTTGGACCATACGCTAAAGGAACCTTAATAACACTTACAACCTGACCAGAAGAATCTGTGTGCTTAATACTGATATTATTGAAAAGAGTGCCAAATGATATGACAGTCTTTCTCAAAATTTCGTTGTAAAAATATTCAAACATATTTAAGTTCCTTTAATAATATTGTTTGATTCTAATAAAAGTTATTTATGGCATCCCAAATGGATTACTTTCACTAAAATCGATAATTAAATCAGCTTCGGATTCAATAGTGGAATTGTCAGAGTATCCATCATTGGGAGTGTTCGTGTTGAAAGTTCTGAGTTGATGTGAAGCACCAGACTCAGAACCAACTATATTTTCTCCTATTCTAAAAGTTCCATTTGTATTCGAAACTTCTAAAGAATTTGTAACAGAGTTCCATGATCTAACTCTAGCAGTTGTTCCGCTAATAGAACCAGTAACAATTTCATTAAAAATAAAGTCTCCAGTTGAAGTAAGAGAAGGTGAAGAAATTGTGACTGTTGGTGTGAGTATATAACCTTCTCCAGGGTCAGTAATGTAAATAGCAGTCACTACTCCTGCAGAGTTTATAGTGGATATTCCGGTTGCTGTTCTTATTCCGGCAGCAACACTTATGTAATTCTTATCAGACACTAGATTTGATATTGTAACTAGCGGTGGCGTTAGGTATCCACCTCCACCATATGTAACTCCAATACCAGTTACAATACCACACTGGTCAATACCAAACTCAAATACTGATGTTGCTATACCAACATTAGTTGCAGCAGTTGACATGAATACTGTGTTTATTCCAATTTGAGTTACATATGCATTTGTGGATATAAAGTTATATGGTTGATCATATCCAACTGCTAATCTAACCCTATCTCCAATAAGAATGTTCGTTGTTCCGATTCCTGTTATTGCTGTAGAACCAACTGCAATTGTTCCCGATGATAGAACTGAATTAAATCTTATTGTAGTAAATCCTAATGCTCTAAATGATTCATTAGCTCCGCTGGGAGATGCTATAGTAACTGTTGGAACAAATCCTGAATTATATCCAAATCCACTATTTCCTATTGAAATAGAAGTTATTGTTCCCGCAATTGAAACGGTTGCAGATGCGGTTGCAGTAACTGGTGATGGACTTCCTGAGAATGTTATACGTGGAGCTACAGTATAACCAAATCCAATTGTTGCTCCGGTTCCAACACACCAAGGATCTGTAGTTGAGTTAAATCCAACAGCGGTTACGATTCCAGTTATTGGATGTATGGTTGCAATACCAACTGCAACTTGTGTTGGTGCATCATTTCCATAAATTCCGCCAGTTGATATTGCTACAGTTGGAGCAGTTCTGTACGCTCTACCAGTTGTGGTAAATGCAACAGACGATGGATCTATGGATGAACCATTTAATCCAAATCCAATATCTATAGTTGCACTAACTAGACTAGTTCCTGGAGAAGATAGAGTTACTAGTGGTGGGTTGTTTGGATCATAGAATTTACCTTCAGATGTAATTGCTATGCTTGCAACTGTTCCACCTGTTGTGTTGTAGTCGCCCATTATTGCAGTTGCTATTGCAGGGTTCCCTATACCAGTAGGTAGTTCAAATACAATAGAGGGTGCTTTCTTATAGAAAACACCACCTGTTGTTCCTCCAGGGAATAGATATGTTGAACTTCCTGGACTGATTACTGCGGAAAGAACGCTTCCGCCAGTGCCAACTGTCGTGTCAATTACAGCAGTTGCAGCAGCACCAACATGTTTTGGTGTTGAGAAAGTTACAGTTGGTGCGGTAGTATATCCAGAACCACCAGCAGTTAAAGTTACAATACCTACAGATCCAGTAGTAGCAATTCCGACTGTAGCAGCAGCTCCAGAACCACCACCACCAACAAACCTAACTCCAGGTCTATTTGTATATCCCATTCCAGCGTTAATCAATCTGACGGATTGTACTGATTTTGAACCTGGATCGACGTTATCAGTACATACGACTATTCCCCCAATCATTTCCGCAATTGCAGTGGCAGTTATGCCACCAGAAGGAGCTGAAGATATTGCAACAACTGGAGAACTGGTATATCCACCTCCACGATTGGTAACTGTAATACTTCTAAGAGCACCGTTAACGAGAGATGTTACTGCAGATGCTGTGATTCCTACTCCAACTAAAGTAAGAGTTTGTATTGGACCTATGAAAACTTCTGTTCCATCCGAACCATCTATTGGTTCTAAAACATCATCAATTTCAGATATACCTGTGTCGATAATTTCATCTTCATATCTGAATAGTTCACATTTTAAAGTGTATACGTAGTTTTTTTGTAGTTGATAGAATGGTTTTTCGTGCTCTACAAATTTAATTTCAAATAATCTATCTCCTAAAGGAAAGTATATTAAATCACCCTCTTTTGGTCTAGTTGATAGTTTTATATTTGGTTCATTTTTTATTAATGGTGATATATAAGTTTCAAATCTTTCTTGCGATATTATGACAGTCAACTCTTGTGTTGACTGTATTCCAAACTTTGATAAAATTGTAGTATTGTCCGCATATCCGTCATAATTTTCTACATATGCCTCTATGGGATATGAATCATCAAATTTTGATTCAACAACTTCTTTTAATACCGTTTTTTGTGATAGATACTTTCTTGGTAAATAATATATTTCAACCCCATACATTCTCAACTGTTCGTTGATCAAATCTTGAATTAAATTTTGTTCTGACCTAGAACCTTGTTGAAAAAAAGGATTAAGCATTTTATTAACCAATCATATCTAGAGGTGGTAATTCATAAGTAGAAGACATTTTTTCTGCAATATCATCTAGTTCTTTTTGAGCATCATCGTAAATTTGTCTTCCATTCAATTCAACTCCACCTGGAAGTTTGACACCTTGGAATTTTATTAAATTTTGTCCCCACTGCCTTTTAATGAGAGCAGTTAAATATCTTTTTAAGAACGAATCGTTCCAAACCCTAGTATAGTCATTTGGATCTAATGTTCTATAACAATCAATAATGATATAGTCTCCGACAGCAACACTTCCCCAATCAATATCTAGATATAATCTATCTTGTCTTTGATTAAATCTTATTTGTTTTTGCGTGGTAAGTAAAAAATCTATATCTTCTAGATATGTTTTTACCATAGCATAGGTTAAAATCTCAGTCGAACCCCAATAGTAAATATCATTCAAGAATAACTGGTACTTAATACTAAACATATTATTTGTTGTAGTATTTGTACCATCAAAATGATATATTTTTGTAATTCCAATCACAGCTGGTGGAATTTGTAAAAAATTACTATTCTCTTTATATGAAAAATTTACTGAGGAACCATTTATTGTTGTTGATGCTGTTGTAGTTACTATTCCAGCAGCAACAGAATTTCCTCCAGGAGCTCTTCCTCTATCAATATCGTCTTGAGTTATTTGATACTTTAAAAATACCTGGCTAACACCATCAAAATGTCTTTGATGAAAATGCTGTAAAGCATCATCAACTAGGTCATCAATCTGTTCATCAGCCACGTTGATTTCCAATACAGGAGCACCAAGTTGCCTTTTACAATAATTTATCAAATCTTCTCTACTTGCTGGTTGTGCCATTTGTAGTTTATCCCTTGAGAATATTTATGATGGCGCTGTAGTGATGCCTGCGATGACTAATACATTTCCGTTTACAATATTATAAACGGTTGATCCAGAACTAACTAGAATATTATAAACGTATCTACCTTCTTTTAACTTTCTAGTTGCTGCAGACCCTAAAGAGATTTTGAATTTGCCAGCGTATGCACTTGTAAATCCAACTGCAAAAGAAGTTGTTATACCTAAAGTTGCTCCAACAGAAACGCTTTTTGACATCGCTGCTGATCCAGTATAACCAGTTAGATTAAATGCAGAACTTGAAGTATTCTGTACAGTAAAATTTGTCACAAAATCTGCACCAGTATGTATTGTGAGATTGACTCCTCTAGGAACTCCTGCATCTGGGTCGAAAGTTATGGTTTTACTCGCCATCTGATACTCCTGTTAGTCCTAGAGATGATACAACTTCTTGTTGTTTGAGATAAAGTTTATAATAAGACTTAGCGATAAGTCTTAATTTTTCTATGTCTTCTATATTATCTATTTCAGAAGATACTTTAAAAAATTCAAAACTTTTACTCAAATTTTCCAATTCAATTTTATCTGGATCCATTAATTAACTCCCTTAATAGTGATTTTATTTCATCAATATCACTTTTCATATTAGCAACTTCATCTTCAATTGACTGTACTTTTTGATTCTTTTCATTTTTTGCTGCTCTTCTGGCAACATATTGTTCATATTCCAAGCGATTAACATTTAATATTGAATTGGTAGTCGGATCTCTTGCGAGATCCGCATAACCCTCTACTCCATGATTTTCCATACTATGCAAGTGCAATTACTCTCAAGTCTCTAACTCTTGGTACATATACCTGAGTTGTTGAAGTTAGAATCAATTTAATTCTATATGCTCTAAATGGTGGTAATTGATCTATACTAAATGTATGTTCTTTGAATTCCAATCCTTCACTTCCAAATCCATATGAATTTGTTTTTGGAACAAATACATCAGGTTCTCCATTATTTTTCTCAGGTGCTATAATTTGACCTCTGACATCAAGGTTTGAATATCCAGGGAAAGGAGTAAATATTGGATTAAATCCAGTTTCATTTCCTATTGCATAGAATGCTCTAATGTCAGAATTGACGTTAACGTGAGCCGCGACTAAAATCTTAATAGAAGAAGCTGAATTTTCTAAAAGAATTTCTTTAGAAATATACTGACACGCAGTTGGGTCTGAAATAATTTCATTCGCTCTTCTATCTGCTGCATAGTCACCAATAACATCATTAACTCTATTTGATGTTGTGATAACATTAATTCTCTGAGCATCAATAACTGGAGATACTCTACTATCAGTTGTGCTCAATAATAGTCTCATATTGAGAGACTTATCGCCGGAGAGTTTAGATTTTTCGTTAATCTCTGACGCTATAATTCTTGGAGTATCAAGATAATTTGGTTCATTTATAACTATTGGCTCAAATCCATTATCAACAAAAGGAATTTCGCTACCACTTATACTCTTACCAGTTGTTGTTCTAATTTCTCCAGTTAGATTTGTTCCACGAACTGTTAGGTTCTGAACCATAGGAGTTATGATTTCAAAAGGCATGTTTTGTGTTGCCCTAATATTATATCCACCAGTAGATTTTGTTTGATTTAAATATAGTGCAGGATATCCAACATCATCACTTCTATCATCATTATTTACATTAAGTGGTGCCATATCAAGTTTAACATGATATGAATCGAATGTAATTGGATTTGGTATAGTTACATTTTGCATAGAATGAATCTTGTTTATTCTTGCAAGATTAACTCCACCAAGTTCATACTTATAAACGGGAGTTCCAACTGGGTATGTGCGAGGATTAATTCCTCTTACAATATTTCCTGATAAATTATTTCCTGATACTGATGTATATTCAATAATTTCATCTTCGATTAACGCATATCCAATATTTGTAGTTCCGACTCCAACATTTTCAAAAACACCAAAGTTTGTTGGATCTTGAATTGCAATTGGTCCAGTTGAAGTTGCATTATATTCTGCAGTTAATCTTGTAGGAACGACATCTGAGAGAACACCTGATAATTCTACATAGTTCTCTGTTGAATACATTCCATGGTTTTTGTGATTGACTTTAATATGTAAACCATCACTTTCAACAATAATTGATGTTGGAGTTACATTTCCACCTGATGAATAATTTAGAGTTGTAGTAATACCAGAACCATTTGTATACATCATGGTGTATCCAGCACCAGTTACGAAGTTTCCTTGAACATTATCTAAAATAAGTTCACTCGTTGCTCCAATAGAAACTACTGTAAACCTTGCATCTCTTCCGATTGATGCTATACCTATAGTTGTAATTCCAAGAACATCTCCACTTTGATATCCACTTCCTCCACTAGTAATAGTGGCAGCAATTGCAACTCCATTAGCAATACTTATATTTGCAGTAGCTCCTCTACCACTTCCAGTTATAGTTACTAAGTTTACACCGTTAAATGTATAACCACCTGTAGATGGGGTATAACCAATACCAGCATTAGAAACAGTCAGTGAACCAATAGCTGATCCAGCAACACCAACCAAGTTACCAGTTGCGTTAGTTTTTAATTGTGAGAAAGTGTTTCCTAGTGTATATCCAGAATCTGGAATAGTGGTTCCTAAACCAACTCTAATTTTTCTGGAATTTAGTACAATAGAATCTGGAACAAGTGTAGGAATTTGACCATTCCCTTCCTTAAGAGCAGGATTATATAATTCGACAGAACCAGACTCTACAAAATCTGCTCTGTATAGAGTAAACTTGAGGTCTTCCCACTGACTTGGTTCCCATGTAGAAGCATTTTGCGACTTTAATAGTGATCCAAGGTATGGTTGTTGGGTAACAAATTCATCCGTGAGTAAATCATTTTCACCTACTCTTGATATGAAAACAGTATACTTTGTAGATATTGACTCAAGAACTAAAGCATATTCCCTACCGCTTTCCAGATAAACTGGGGCTTTAAAAGAAATTGTAGTAGCAACCGAAGCATCATTAGAAAGAGAGATTTCATCTGGATCTAAAACAATTTCAGAGAATGGAAGTATCTCTTGAGTTGGGAATCCGTTTACAACAGGTCTCATCGTAAAACGAAGAGGAACGTCCATATCATCTTTAGTTTTAAAGAAGAAATCGCATTTAGTTACAAAAATTCCTGTAGTTTCATCAATAACAAAAGTTTGGGCTATAGGGTCTCCTCCACCACCAAAAAATACTGGCCAGGTCCAGAAGTTTCTACTGATAATATCGCTACTTGCAAGTCTTGTTCCCAGACTTCTTGTAGATCCTCTATCTTGATTTAACGACCTTGTTTCAACCCTTGCATTTCTTACCGAAATAATATTTTCTTGAACAGTTTCATGTGTTCCAGATGCAAAGAAATTCTTTTGAGCATAGGTTGTTGCCAAATCTCTGTTATTGTTTGGATCGCTTGTAAGTGTGAATGGAATATCACCAGCGTCAAATCTTGGATGATTTACACAATTTGGATTTGGTATAAAGAGACTTCCAGCAACAATCGCTGAACGATCGGAAATAAGACGATTATTTGTTATTGTTGCTCTTGCACCACTAGTTTCTCCTACTAAAGACATTCCAATATCAATATATCCACTATATTGACCAAGAACTTGACTTGCTAGAGAGTACGTATCAACGTTTAAAACTGTTGATGTTGATGAATATGTTGATGGTAAAGGTTGAGTGTTATCGTATGGGTTAAATCTATAAGTTCTAGTTGGAGCATCATATGGTCCTTCTTTATGATTTGTTTGAGCAACTCTAAAACTTATTCTAGGTATTCTATCGAACAGGTTTGGATTTAAACCAGTATTAATTACAACACCTCTAACAGTCTCTCCAACTTGGAAAGAACCAGAAATCATAGAAATTTCTAGAAGTTTTGGTACACAGAATCTTGTCATATCCACACCACTAAAGTATGGATATACTCTAGTTAATGGTTTAATTTTCTTACCAAAGAACTCAATATTTCTAGATCTCATAAATGGTATGAGTTCTCTACTTACAACTCTATCACCAACAGAAGTACGATCAAATTGCTCAGTTACAACTAACTGACTTCCAGTTCTGCTTTCTACTCCAAGTTCTCTTGTCTCTTCAAATGTATTAAGTCTTACTATTTCTTCTGCCCAACCTAAACCACCTCTATTTTCAGTAGTTCTTGTAGTAGAAGTGATAATTTGAGTCTGTCCAGTCCAGTTTGCAACCCAAGATCCCCAAATTACAGGAGCAAATCCTGTTTGTGGATCAACATTATTAGTTCTTGCCAAATCATTAATAGTTTGGGCATAATTTCCCTCAGTATCAATAATTCTAGCTTGCAATCTTGTTGTATCAACCCAGACATCAGATTCTGGAGTTAATTCGAGAGTTCCTTCCCAGAAATTAAGTAGGAATGGAGTTACACTTTCTGTACGAGTTCCAAATGGTTGAGACAACCATTCAACTTCTGCATAATCTAGTGTAATAACATCATTAGATCTTCTAATGTTAACTCCTTCTATTGGAGAGAAATTAGTTAGATTTGCATTTGAGACTGGTCCAAAAATTAGGTCAATTGCATTTGTATAGTGAGCAGGTCTAAGTTCTTTATTTGTTAAATCTATACTATTCTTAATACCATAATTTGAATCCTGTGCGATAAATGAAGTAAAATTATCGACAAAGAAACCAGATTTAAATCTGTTTAGAC